GCCTGTAAAAAGACCGCAGACCCTGGCCGAACCCTGTAAAAAGGGGGAAGCGGGGTACCCCAAACTCAGTGCGCATCTTAAGCCGCACTTTAAACAGTTTCACTCTCCACACTTTCCAAAGCTATCTCATTTTCAAAATGATTTCTCAAACTGGAAACGTTTTCATCAACATCCCATACTGGTATGGCGTGATCAAAGATGGTAACTCAAGGATTGTCGAAGATCAGCTTTCGCGTTTCGTTTTGGCCTTTTGCTCTTACATCGCTTACCCTTTTATTCTCTTGTCTGAAATTCTACCAACTCGCTCGGGGGTTGCAGAAGTTCTTGAAGAGAATTGGGTGAGTTTTGCCCGTACTTTTGGTTTTTACCAAAGCATGGACTGTGTGGAGGAATTTGGTCATCATCGTTGTGTCTCACACTGGAAAAGGACTTTAAGTTTTGCCGATCGTGACCGATCAACACCGTTCGACGTTTGTTTGGATGGTGAAGAATGGTCCTCATGGCTCTACTGGACTCTTATCTGTGTCTGGCTTTACGTGGCAGTTGTTCGCTGGCAGTACACTAGGGGGAATGTACAGCGTCTGAGCAAATGGTTTTGGGGTGGCACTGGTCTACAGTGTCCCGCAACCGTTTGCGCTTTCACTGTTTATTCTATCATCTATGGTGCGCTGGGACTTCTAGTCAGGTGGTACTTCGGTGCCTACACTGCAAGTTGTTTCTGCGTTACACTAAGTATTTCAGTAGCGATCTTTACATTCAAGAAAGCGTTCGTGTGTGAGTGCTACAACTCTCAACAAGCAATTTGGAGAACAAAATTTCACAAGATCCTTAATCACATAGACTATGGCCGACTCCCTGACTGCTCTCATCCTGAGGCAGCACAAGAAAGGACGGTTTCAAGAAACGTATGTTACGATTGGATTGCTCGTGTGCTCAAGAAGTCTGTCTTTGTTATGGATATGTCACTCTGTGACGTCCAGAAAATCGGCAAGACTGTCCGGGCCGGGCAGAGATCACACTATGTTGACAAAGATTTGACTATGCCGTGTTTTAACGACGAACCACAAGAAGGAGATGTTCTCTGCTTCCACGATTCCGAGTACCGACGCGATATGGGCAAATATGTGTCTAAGTTCCCATGTTTGATGTACAGCTTCATCCCCGAATCTGTCGGTGGGCCTATCAAGAATGGCGATTTTTACATCGACCAGAATGATGTTTCCCACTCAAGATTCTGTGGTGGTGAGGTTCAGTCACATCCTCATTGGGACTGGATGCAGTCGCACTTCAGTGTGCCGACATGGTTTGGTCGTTATGTCGTACTGTGCGAGACAAAAAGAGTCAGTGAACATCGATACTTAATTTTCACGATTCCCATCGCGTGGGTTCCGTGGTTTTATAGAAGTCCTAGCGATGATGGTGGTGATGTGCTCCTCGAAGCCGCAAAACCTCTTCAAAGGATAAAATTCAACCACTGGGTAGGTGCCAACACATCAGTTTTGGTGCTCCAGAAGAAGAACCCCGAGACAGGCATCCTGGAAGTAAGTTTCGGTCAGCCAAGTTGTGCCATCTCATATACTGTTTCACTGGAGGAGTTTAATGCCATGATTTCTTGCTATCTTAGGACTGCGAAAGCTCATCGTGGAACACACATAATCCAGAAATATGTTAAAGAGAGGTACAAACCAACTGAAAGGACTTCAGCCATACAAAACATCTACAGTATCATCGAGCTTTTGAGCGACAACATCACAGCTCACTCGTGCTATTTCCCCTGCATCAAGTCGGTTGGTGGTTTGGGCGTCGCCCTGAAGGATCTGGAAGATCCGGACGTTCCCGACAACGCAAACTACCACCAGCTTGATGGCTCACATGATCTTTCGAAACCCGTCATTAGAAGCGTCGGACCTCCCATGTTCGGAAACGCTTCTGGATGCGGCGATAGCGAGTATAGTCAGCTGATAGCTGTCCATGAGCGCATCAACGCGCCTCGTGAGAAAATCGTGGAGCCTTCACAGGAGATAGCGGATGAGTATCGTGCCCTGAACAAAATGTTTCAGGAAGATGTCCTCGGAGTCCACAAGGATTCTATGTACCCCCTCCCTTTCGACGAAGTAAATGATTTGATGGCCAAACCATCACAGAGAGCTGACTACCTTAGGGTGATCGGCGATCTTGTTGATATGATGGATCGAGTGGACGCTTTTGTTAAGAAAGAGCCCATGAACAACCCATCAAAGGCTGGTCGCATCATCCAACCAATGTCGAAAGATCACAAAGTTTATTCTGCACAGTATTCACTAGCTTACGCCAAAATCCTCAAAACGATGGACTGGTATGCTTTCGGAAAGACCCCCCGGGAAATCGCTGATCGCGTGCACGAAGTCTGTCACAAGTTTGCCACAGCAGCTGTATCTGACTACAGCTCCTATGACACGACACATGGGGAACTTGCGTATGAGCTGTGGGAAAGTGACGTTGTTTACGTCACTGCAGAAGAACACAAAGAGGCGGTAGCAGAGACACTCAGGAAAGAGTGCGACCTCATAGGTCGAACCCCTTTGGGCAAGAAGTTTGACACAAGGAAGATGAATTGTTCTGGTTCGACGGCAACTTCAAATAGGAATTCCACCATGAACGCTAAGAAAGCTTGGTTTGCTCTGTACAAAACTGCCATCAAACTTGGGTATCAAAATCCAAGGCTGTGGGCCACAGAGAGACTAGGCGTTTACGGCGGTGATGATGGCATGACTATGGAGATAGACGTCGAGTGCTACAAGCAAGTGGCACGTGATTTGGGTTTCATTTTGAAAGTTGAGAGTAGTGGTCCCACAAACGAGCCAATAACCTTTCTCGCTAGAACCTATAGCAACCCATCTGCTCACAATGGTTCTATGAGTGATGTTCCTAGAGCTGCTAAGAAATTACATCTAACGACTGCAAACAAAGATGTAAGTGATTTTGAAGTTATGGCAAGGAAAGCCTTAGCACTTTCCATCACAGACGCGAACACTCCTTTGTTGTCACAAGTCTCCGCTCTCATGGCAAGAACAGCCGGGCCGCAAGAAATGAAAAGGATTCTGGAGAAATTAGACACTGGCAAGATCAACCCGGAACTCAACTGGATTGCCAACCAGTGTCTGAAAGAGGAAGGTAGGTATCCACCTATCCCCGATCCAGATGAAGCCATTTCTGTGGTGTGTAACAGTTTGGACCTTGGTGCTGACGAGTTCAGCGCTTTGCTGCAGCTGATCGAGAATTCTAAAACCTACTGGGATCTAAAACCCATGTTTGGTGCTAAGGATTCTTGGATAGCTAAGTATCCAACTCTTTACAACGGTCAGTTCTTCAACGCGGGCGAAGGCTTAAGTGACGGTGATTGGACAGGGACGCCAACCGAAACGCCTGAAATTCAAGAACACAAGAAGCAACCTAAGAAGAAGAAGAAAACAAAAGTGGTTCAAGTCGCATCCGCATCAAATAGCGAAACCGTCGTGGTTACTACTGAGAGCGATGACGCGAAGTCAGCCAGCGCTGAAGCAATCCAAACAAAAACATATCAGAGGGGATTTGGTACTAATGCCCGTGTAGGGGGGTCCAGTCTTGTTTCTGCAAAACCAAAAACTTGGAAAGCTAAAACGTTGGAAGAAAAGATCGAAGAAGAGTACGGCCCTAACGAGCCGGCTCTTCCTATGATTGGACTGAGCGGTGTGGCCGTGCCAGCGGTCACTCTGTATCAAACTAATGTAGACTACGGGGAAGTAGATGATTTGGTGGTAGTGCGTCGGGTTGTGTCACCCCATTGAAAATGAACACCGTCCTAAAGCGTGTAGCCCTGCTCGGCACGCTCATCGGACGTTAAAACCTTCGGGAAGCTAGAGGGGAC